TTTTGCCATATCTTCCCAACTAATTTTTGTAAAAAATTGTAAAGCTAAACCTATTACATAAAGAGCTGCACCAAGAATTAACATAGCAACTGCACCTTTTATCATTTCTGTACTTGCCTTCCCCATTAAGTATGCAATACCAGCAAGTGCAAGAAGTGCAACACCAGCTTTTGCCATAGCAGCCCAATCTACTTTCATAAATTCTTGAACTGCCTTTGCAGTGACCCATAGAGCAGCGGCAATTATCAACAAAGCAGCTGCACCAGCAAGCATTTTTTTAGCATCCATTTTATTAAATGCTTCAACTAATGTATCCAAAAACCCACCACCTTTACCACCGGCAGCTTTTCCACCAGGCATTTTTGGTGTTTTTGGTGCCTTTCCTTTTTTGCCACCAAGACCTAATAGTTTTTTACCCATATCGCCAGCTGCATCTTTTATTTTATCTTGTACTTTTTCTTTGATAGTATCCCCAAAGTCTGATGCCTTTTCTTTCAACATATCAATACCTTTACCAATGGCAGCTTTACCAGCAAAAAGTCCACCAATAAGTGTAACTGATTTTAATATTCCACCAAAACCGGCTTGACTTGACTCTGCCGCCTTTCCGGCTTCGGTTACACCGCCTGTTATATCCTTTGTTTTATCCTCTACTCCACCAAAGAAACCTAAAACTGATGAAACAGGTCCTATCAATGATGATAATACACCAAAAAGAGTTTTAACTATTGGTATTATACCTTTTATTACACCAGAAACGGATTCAACTATATTATCAAAATCTCCACCTGCATCAGCGGCATCCAACATACCATGCACCATTTCAAGAATAGGTGATAACAATTTAGATAGTTTTTCTTGTAATTTTTGAACAATGTTTGCCATTCTTTCTTTAATAGCTGCAGATTCTTTTTCTTTTGCCATTTTTTCAATTTCTGCTTTTAATGCACCGTCTGCAGTTTCACCTGCAATTTTCTTTAATTCTTCAGCATTTTTAGACTGTAATTCATCCATTCGTTGTTGTGATATACCCAACTTTTGTAGTTTGTCTGCATTTGTAAGCATCGTGGTCATTTCTTCAACAGACATACCCATGGCATCTGCCATTGCCTTTTGTTGAATACGATTCATCTTTGTAAAGTCTTCAAGACCACCGGCTTGTTTTAACAATTCATCTTGTAATCCTGCAATATCACCATTCAATGCAAGTTCACGAGCTTTATCTAATTGAAGATTTTTACCGGTCAATACTCTTGCTTCCATTTCTTTTTCAAGTGATTGTTCGATGTCTAACATACCATCACCAATATCTTGAACTTTCTTCAAATCGTGTCCAAGTAATTTTGCCTTCTGAGCAGCAGCAGCCAACTGTGCAGGTATTCCTTTGAAAGCAACTGCAACTTCTTTTGGAACACTTGCAAGTGCCTTCATTGCTTGTTTACTTGTCATCAATCCACCACCCATTTTAGCGGCTGTTCCTGCAAGTTCACCCATACTTTTGCCGGTTATAGATGAAAGTGTATGCATTGATTCAACTTCTTCTTTGGACATTTGGAATTTTTCTGTTAGCAGTGTTGCATCTTTTACAAGTTGTTTCGCTGCGGGATTCCCACTAGCAAGTTGAGCACCAATATCCAACCCACCCATCATATCGGAAACCATACCTATGTTTTTAACAACTTCTTTTGAGTTTACACCAACAACACCCATTTCACCGGCAATATCAACTGATGTATCTCTTAAAGCTGATGCCTCTTTTCTTGTATACCCAAAATCCTTACCTATTTCAGAAACTTGTTCATCAACTGCACTAAATGCACCTACCAAGAAGTTTACGGCACCGGTTAAAAGACCCAATCCCAACCCAGCCATCAATTTTGGAGCCATTGAAATCATACTACCTAATGCAGAACCAGCATCCTTAAATGCCTCAGCAGGACTATTTTTTCCTTTTATTGCTCCTAATGCAGAAGTAAATGCAGTAGACATTTTTTTGTTTACATTATCTGCAGTTTTATCAATGTTTATTATTTTAGCAATGTTATCACCACCAGGAACTTTTTTTATCCATCCCCCCATTGTATCACCAACTTTACTACTCATAGTATTTAAGGTAGCCATACTGTCATTTTGTTCTTTTATTTTTTCATTTACCGTACCCATTTTATTGACTTTTTCCAAGAGAACACCCAAGGCATCCATTTGAAGTTTCTTTTCTTCTCTTGTTAAACTGCTGTTACTATTTTCTATTTCATACATTTTGACAAGTATTGCCTCGCGTGTTTTTTCTGTATCAACAATGCTTGCCTTCCCTTTCATTGCGTCCGCTGATGATTTTACCATTGCCGCTTCCATTTTCTCAACGTCTGATGCTAAGTCTACTGTATCGGAAAGTGAATCTGCAAAATCTTCTGTGTATGTTCCGCCTTGTTGTATATGTACTTTTACAGTTTCAAGAGTTTTACCAAATTTTTCCGCAATGTTTACGGTTAAACCCATATTAGCTGCATTTTTTTGTGCGTCTGCTGGTAATGTTGATAGTATGGCTTGTGTTTGAAATGAAGTTTTACTAAAATCCTTCATTAAATAACCAATGGTTGCTAGATTTTTTGAATAATCATCTACTAAACTTACTTGACCATCCAATCCCTTTCTTGTTTCATCTTGTGCTTTTTGTGCCTTTTCTGTTCTTTTTTCGGTATCTTTATCTATCTTCTCAATTTTTTTGCGTATTTCTTCTTCCTTCTCTACACTATCAAGACGCAAAGTTTCCAATTTTATTATTTTTTCTAGATTAGCAACAGATTTTTTTTCAGTTGACTCTATTTTAGTTTTTAAGTCAAGAATGGCCGTTTCAATTTTTTTTCTTTCTTCTGAAAGGGCTCTTATCTGTTCTTCTAATTTTTTTTCATTGTCAGTTGCCATGACCTTCCGAATAAATTAAAAACAAAATGGTCTACACAGTATAAATATGTAGACCACGAATTTATCGTCTTGATTGCGGTTTAGTAAATTTTGGAACTTTTGATTGTGACTTTGAAATCTCTGCTTGTTCCGCTTTATTTTTTTCATCAACCGCTTTCTGAATTTGTTTAAGATAATATCTTCTTAAATGTATTGGTAAATCATAAACTTCGTTCCAGGTAAAACCACCTTTACCATAATAACAGACAGAAAATATTTCTTCATGTAAACCGATTTTATACTCAGGTGTTAGGCCAAAAAAATGACACCTCAAGCGGTATATCCATCTCCTTTACCTCACCTGTTATGTCAGAGACAAACGTAAAGGTCATATCTAAATCCGGTGAAAACTCTTTAATAAATTGTCTTAATGCCCGTGAATCAGATGCAAATAATTCATTATCAACAAAATTATCAACGGTTGCTCTACCACGTTCTCCATCAACCGCAACTATAACATATTTGAGTCTCGTTGTTAATTCCTTATCAATTCCAGTTTTAACTAGAGCTTTATTCATTGACTTTAATTCATTCTTGATTTGTTTCTCAATATCGTGTGTCAAAAGTCTGAATGTAACGGTTCTATTTGAAATTGGAAGTGTATAATCAAATTCGGTTGCTCTGCTCTCAAACGGCGAATAATCGACCTCCTTGTGCTCAATTTGAGTTAAATCTATTGTTAGTTTTTGTTTATTACCAGGTGAGAATGGATCATCAATTTCTACTGTGTATTCCTTACCATAACCCAAAACTCTGGCTGCAACCATTATTGCGTTCTTATCACCTACATATAAATCACCGTAATTCATTGGAGTAACAATCAAAGACTCAAATAATTTATCCAAAACTACGCCTTGTTTAATCAAATTCTGTGAAGTTAAAATATCTTCTTCTCTTGCGGTCATGTATTTCATTTCAATTACACCATCTGCAAGAGGATGTCCTTCAGGATAAACCAATCCCTTTGAAGGCAAAGGAACCATTTCTGTTGGAAAGTTTGATTTTTTAACATTAGTTTGTTTGTGTTCGGCTACCAATCGTGCCTTTAAATCTGCATCAGACATACCGTTGTCTATGGGTACATCGTAACCTGTTGGAATTTTTGTCATAACTAATCCTATAACATTGTTTGTAATAAAACGTTTTAATTTACTAATATAAATATGGGTATACCGAAAAAATCAGTATACCCGTATTTTTTATTTCATTCTTAATATAACAATACAAATTGTATTAGTATTGTAGGATAGCATAATCATAGGCGAGTGTGAGAGAAATCTCAACAAACGCATCATTTGCCCAATCCATTTCACCGAATGTTGTTGCAGTAATGAAAGCACCTTTAAGTGTCCATTCTTCAACTTTATCACCAACAGGACCAAGAATGTGTAGCGTTATGTCTTTCTTGTAGAAGTCAGAATAACCATCACGGCCTGTTACAGATTCGTGTGATAGACGTACCCATTCCATTGTTGCCTGTGCTGCCGACGGCACAATTGGATCATACAATTTAATTGTAATATCTTGCCACTCTCCTTTACCTTTTACCTTACGTTTAATGTTAATATGATCCAAAGTAATCGGATTAAAATTTATATTTGGGCGGCCTGAACCTTTTACCAGGTAAGCGGGGACGCCTTCAATGTACATAATAAATCGATTTTGTAACTTTGGCTCAAACGGGGTAAAAAACACTTCCGTGGGATCAAGTAATTCAGCCATTTATTTCTCCAAATTTAAAATACCTTTAAGTATAAATATAGTAATTTCAAAAAATGTGGGGAGAGTATTTCATCTCCCCATTTTATATCAATTAAGCACCTGGGAATGCCGCACCTGTTGATTGAATGTTGAAATCAAGAATGATAAATTCAGCAGTCTTTGCAGGTTGTAGATAAAGTTGTCCGTAAAGAATGTTACGGTCAATAATATCCGGCGTATTATTACTTTCATCCATGATAACACGGAAGGCATACAAACCTTGACGTTGTTGGATTGATTCAAGATATGGATTCACAATGTTCAAGAAACGAGTTCTTGTTTGTGATGTATTTTGTTCAAACACAAGGTATCTTGTAGAAGAAGCAATAAACTTCTTAGCAGCAATCAACAAACGGCGAACATTTATACGGTCAAGTGCAGATGGGCGACCTTGAAGTGTCTTTTGTCCCCATACACATACACCTGATGCAGGGAATACTGCAATAGGATTTATTCTACCTTCGTATAATTGGTCTCTTTCAGCTTGTGTTAATCTTGTCTTTACTTCAATTACTTCTGTCAAACCACCACGGTTCAAACCAGCAGGCGCAAACCATTCAGCGGCAACACGGTCATTGAACGCAATTACACCAGGAAGAACTACTGATGGTGGAACCCATACAGGTTTGTTTCTATCCAAATCAACAATCTTAACCCAAGGATAATATGTTGCGGCATAATTTGTATCTAAACCTTCCATTGCAGATACCGCAGTTGTTATGTTATCGTCTATACCAACGGAATCCATTACATAGAAAGCATCACCACGGGCTTCACACATTTCAAAGGCATAAGAAGTAATTCCAGAGTGTAATGAATGAACAACACCAGGAGTTACAACCATATTTACATCAAATTCATCCGCATTTGAAATAGTATCAAGTGCCTTTTTGTAAGCAACGTATCCACTTGCGGCCTGATTTGATAAGTCAAATCCTTGTGTATTTGATGCCAACATATGTGTTCCTGTTTTCTTTTGAAGATTCGGCTTGTGTCCGTCAAATCCTCCTTGGAATGGAATCATGAATTTACGAGTGTCTATTGAAGTGTTACTTGTTAATGTAATTGATCCACTATAAGGACTTGTTGGAGTTGGGAAATTAGCAGCAGCATGTTGTGTGTAATCACCCAAATAGAAATCCACGTTAGATCCAGTAGATCTGTTAGCAGCAACAGGAAGTGGTCTTAAATAGTTAAAGTTATCAGTATTTGAGAAATCATAACTAAACCCATAATAAACTCTCTTATTGTAAGCAGAACCAACAGTTTGTGAACTGACATAAGTTGCAGCAGCAGGTTGTGTAAATCCATCAGGAATTGGAGTATTGAGTGAACGGAAACCAAACGGTACTAAATTAGGCGATACCGCACCATTCTTAACTGCCTCTGTTACTTCAACTCTAATAAATTTTGATTTATTTGAATAATCGCCATTTACAACAACTTTACCTTCATCTGTAATCGTGACATATCTATCACCGATTACACGAGCAATATATCTCGGTGAATTTGGATCAAGTGTACACTTAAATGATTCAATTGTTGCTGGTCTTATATCTTCATCTTGCCATCCAAATGGTGTTTGTGGAAGTTTTGATTGATCAACATATCTTACAACAATATCAAAATCTCCGTATTCGGAACCTGCAATTGTTCCAGCAGGACGAATATTTGCAACACCAATTTTAATTTCATAGTTTGAATGAATACCGTGAGAAATTGTTTCAAATCTAAACAAGTCTACTGTATTGGCACCAACTTTTTGGGATGTAACCCAAGGAGTTTGAGCGGCCAAATAATCATCTGTGAAATCCCATTCTGGTGAATTTAATGAACCACTTTCAATTATTAACTTCGTTGCACCATCTGCAGCAAGTGACGCCGATGCCTGTTGTGTAAAACAAACATAATTGTAAACTGCATTTGTTCCATACGGGTTATATCCAAAAAGATTTCCTATAAATGATGCATTATTTGGATCAATAGATGAACTAAAAGCTTCACCGTTTTGATCCAAAGCATTTGTAAATGTTGATTGATCGGTTTCCATAGCACCGGATATTGTAAGCACAAAACTACCACTATTATTTGATGTTAGTGTAGATTTTGCAAACATACTTTCATCATCGTCATTTCCAATAGCAAACGTTGGATGTAAAAATGATATTAACTTTTTACCCCATGAACCAGTTGCAACAAGAGCAAGAGGATGTGTAAGTGTATAACCACCTGATCCTAATACTCTAACAATAGTTGCACCACCTGCATTATTTAAATAACTTTTTGCAGTATATGGCAAGTATGATTGTTCATACAAACTACCAAATTGAGCAACAAAATCTTGATAGCTGCTCACTGCAACCGGAACAAAAGCCGGTCCTTTAATCGTGGGTCCTATAAGTGCAGCACCAATAGCCCCCACACCTGTTTGGAGGAAGGACAAATCTTTTTCATTGGTAAATACACCAGGACTTATTATTCTTTCACTAGCCACTTATTATCTCCATAAAATTATAGAATGAAATCTGCATATAAATATCGTGCAAAAAATCAAAACTATCATTCAGTTGGTATAAATTTGCCGGAATCCAAATCTAAAACACCATCACCGTATTTTTCATTCAATGATTTAACCAAATCCGTTTCTTCGGTTTGTAAATCAGAATATTTTGTAAACAAATCTTCTCTGATTTGTTTTACTTGATCCAATCTCTTATTAAGCAAATGTAACTCAATTTCAATTTGACCAATTTGTGCGGTTGTGATTGCATATGCAGACTGTAAACCTTTTACCCTTTCAATATCAGACTCATTAAATTCTTTTGATATTTGTTCACCCGCAGAATTTTCATTGTTTCCCGATACTGATTCGTTTGGCAAAACTAAATCATCTGATGACTTTTCACTAAAACTAGACATAAAAAACCTCAATTAATTATTGTTAAATTACTCATATAAATATCAATCAATTTCATCTGGATATACTCCAGGCGAATTATTTAATGATATATCTGTGAATTTTTTTTCTTTACGATCTCTTTCTTTTGATTGTTCAGTCACATCTTCATTTATTGGTTTGTATACTATTCGGTTGTAATCATCAAAAAAATCACTACTTACCGTTCTATCAACCAATTTTACTTGATTAGGACCAACAACTCTCTTTGTTGTTGTTTGCATTGCAACTTCTTTTGGAAGTAAATATCCATGAACTAATAATTGAAAAGATGCTCTAACCGTTCTATCTTGACCGGTTGTATTGTTATCTTCAACTGTAAATCCGTCTATGTGTGTTGCAAACTTAAAATAATTTTTATCACCAAATGATTGACCACCAAAGTAAATAAAATTCTCTATAACATAATTTAATTGATTTTGATATTCACACCAAATTATGAAATCATATGTTACATCAACATAATCAGGAATTGGAGTTAAAAAATATTCATTTGATTTATTTGCACTATACAAATTGCTAAACTTATCATATGGATTTAGTGTATTATATTTTTGTTTAATTGCGTATGATACATGATATTGATTTGCAACTTTATTTCTACGCAATTCATTTTTTACAGTAACACCTGAACGTCTAAATGTAATAAGTGGAACTATGGTTTTACCTTTCTTATCTTTTAGAAAACCATCTTTTTGAATTGATGCCCATTTTTCTGCATTTGCATAGATAGTTGGAACGGTAATAAATTCACCATTATCTTCAACTTTTAACTGTATTTTTTTGTCTATAAAGTTTTTTATAGCATAATCAATATCATATAGTGTAATACCAAAACTACGAACTTTATCTTTATCCCTACGAACTTGTCTATGTCTATTACTTCCAATATCGTGAATTGGATTTGCCTTCAAATTTGTATTATCAATAAAACTATCTTGTGTTCTACTGATTGGTGGTTTTCTATATTTACTTGAATTACGCATTATATGTTACCTGGCAAATCATTTGCATCATTTATTATTTGTGGTCTAAATTCTTCTATGTGTATTCTCGACCTTCTTGTTAAGTGAGTATTAGCTACAATAGAAACATTATGTCCCCATTTTTCAGTAGCAAAAGAATAATCAGGATTTTTACCACCAAAAAATTGATTTTCTTGAATAGCATCAACTTCCCAATAATCACCATTATATTCAATAACGTCACCAACTTCTATAAAAATTTCTACTTCCTTTAAATATTCACGTATAAACGCAAATATTGCAGACTGTTGGTAATCTTGACCAAATTCAGTTCCTTCATATGTTTGTGCCTGATAATCTATTCTTGCAGGAACTTTTACCGGACTATGATAAATCTTTTTATCAGACTCATTGTATAGGTTTGTTTTTGTATTTTCTATTGAAAGTTTGTAAATAGCAACTTCCGTATCAATTATGTCATTTAGTAATTCCATATTGAATTTGTGAATAATACCAGCATCTCTTTGTCCATGAAATAGTGGCATTGTATCATCCTATGTAAATTGATAAGGGAGTTCCATTCAAACTTGCACCAAGTGCTTCTGTTTCCAATCTTTTTGCTTCCAATAATTTACTTCTTGTCATTGTGTCTAACATAGTTCTTAATTGTTCTACTAATGTCTGTTTTTCAGCTGTTGCAGCAGAAAGTAAGTCAGCAGCATTTAATGTAGTCTCACCATTTGGTATTGGTATACTTCCATATTTACCGCGAATATAACCAAGCATTTCTTTAGCGAGTGCAAGACCAAATGAATATATCCAAGTTTTTCCAGGAGAATTTATATTTGAGTATGTCATATGATTGTAAGGAGCGTTTGACATATCAGAAACTTGTCCATTTGGATATTTTAATGGATTGCTTCTTTCTTCCTTAACAATATACTCAATCCACAATTTGAAGTCTTTTGTTGGAACTGGAAATATACGAAGTTCATTATTGATAAGTTCAAATGTAAATGCCGATTTACGCATCATATCGTTAAATTCTATTGCCTGTACACGTAATAAATCTGCATACATAGGCATTAACATAAATGAAACACCGGTTGAATAAGCACCAAATCCAAATGTATCTAACATTGCTTGATTACCCAAATACGGATCGTAAAAACGAATAGACGCTGGTGGTGAATAGTGATGAACTCTTTTTATTTCTATTGAACCAGTTGGAACCTTTATATCACGAATTAATGTATCAAGATTATATTTTTGTTTACCTGAAGAAATATCAATTGAAGATGAATGAAACTTTACATTACCATTTGTAAATGTTTCACTACCATATTCTGTTGCAAGTTGAACAAGTCCACCCATGTTTGTTGATATATTTCGTTGTGTTACGTTAGATCCAGTAGATGAACCAATTAAACTTAAAAGATTTTGTTGTATATTAAATTGATTTACATGATAAGAATATTCATATACCGCTTCTTCTAGACAAGTATAAAAATTTACGTCTTGTAATTCAACATCAACTATTGGATAACCTAATCTTTTAGCACACCAATCTGCAAATGAATCTGCATCATTTTGAAATTGATTATCGCTATCAAATGTTCCAAACGGTGTACTACCAGTTGTAAAACTGGAACTACCAGGCCAAATAGGAATTTCTACCATTTACTTCTCTGATTTGTTTTCTTCAAAATACTTCAATATATCATCAACAATAGGATGACGGTGGTTTGTTTTTAATTCATAAACCCCTAATCCGTTTATTTTATCTTTCATATTAAATAAATATGGCAATCCAGAATCTTTTTTCTGTTTTAAGTCTATTTGTGATATGTCACCGGTTAGCATCATTTTTGAATTGATACCAAGACGAGACAATATCATTTCCATTTGTGCTTTAGTAACATTTTGTGATTCATCTACTATTACACATGCATTTACAAATGTTCTACCACGAAGAAAACTGATAGGAGCAATTTCTATCTTATCTTCCATCATCAACTTTTCAATCTTTTCCTTATGATAAAGCTGGAACATATTTGCCTGTATAGGAGACAACCAAGGATCCATTTTTTCTTTTATATTACCTGGAAGAAATCCTAAATCCTCGTTTGATACGGTTGGTCTTGTAATTATTATCTTTTCCACTTCACGATAGAAAAAACATTCAAGAGCAATTTGAGTTGCCAATAATGTTTTACCTGAACCAGCTTTACCAACAAACACCGAAATAGTATCACGGAGAGCATCCGCTTTTATTCTCTTTTGTTCTTCATTCAGAGTAAGTTGAAATTGTATTTTATTTTTAATCGTTTTTCTTCCTTTTTTTATACCAGTTGTATTAAGACTTGAAACTTCTTCTTCACTCAACAATTCTTTGTTGTTATCGTTTTCCTCGTTATGTTCAGAACTCATAATGGCTCCTATAATAATTTAGAAAGGGTGTCTCCCATTGATTTTACGTCAGCTTCAATTTCAGATAATATATTATCCAATTTCTCAACTTTATGGGTCCATTCAAAACCTACAATAGCGATAAATTCCGATCCTTTTCGTATCGGATAAACCACTGCTGATTTAGACCCTCTCTGTGAAAAAAATGCTTTGGTAATTAAGTCCTCTATATTATCTACAACAGGATATACCGCCTTGTGATTTACTACATCTTCAACGAAGTTTGAGTAAAGAGACATCGGTAAGTTCTGATATTGCTTAAACTCCGTGCTAACCCCTTCTTCGAGTGATTCAAATGAGGTTGAGAGTTTGGTCATGGATTTGCCTGTGTTGTATTTACCACCGTTGTGTCTTTGAAGAATGAATGCACGCTGACATTTATATTCTTCTAACAGTTGGTCTAATATGGTTTGGATTAGTTTGGAATGAGAAATCTCTCGGTCAATCTTTTTTTGTTTGTATTCACCGTATTTGTATTTGAGGAACCAAGATAAGAAAACACCAAGAAGTGTGGCCATACTTGATACCGCCAAAGAGATGATGTCCATGTATTGAATTTGAGTTTCCATTTGTAATAAATAGCAAAGTGATAATAAAAAAGGGTGACAAATATCACCCTTGATGAAAATTTATTTTATAGTATTTTAAGCAAACAATTTTGATATTGTATCTGTTAAGAATTTACCAACACCAACTTCACCAGCTTTCACAGCAGTTAGAGCACCTTCAATTCCAGCCATAACACCTGATCCTTTAGACACAGCATCTATTGCACCTGCACCAGATACAACAGCAAGTGAAGCAACAATAACAGTATGAACAACATTAGCAACTTTTTGTTGTTTATCTGCCGGCAATTGTTTAAATCCAGGAATGAATGTCAAACCTTTAAGAATTAGTGATGTTATTTTACCATGCCATTTGTGTCCTGCATGAATAAGTTTTTCACCAGCTTTACCACTTCCACCTAAAAGTAATGAAAGACTTTTGACAATTTTACCAATAAGTTCTACTATTGCAGGAATAGCCATTGCAAGCGATACTATGAATAAAGTTGTTATTTCTTCATTCATAGCTTGACGAGTTTTTCCTTCTGTTAATGCCTTCTTTTTTCTTTTTATTGACTCATTTGCAACTTTAGCAAGTGCAGGTTGTTTTTTGAGAGCATCTTCAACTGCCTTTTCATCGTCATTTTTTTTATCAACGTCTCCACCAATTTTTGAAAGACCAGCTTCCATATCTTTAGCAGCTTTTTCAAAAGCAGCCATAACATCTTTTTCATCTTGTGGGTTAACCTCGTCTTCTTCTTTGAGATAACGCAAAACTTCATTTCTGATAATACGTTTTAACTCCGATTCTGTTAAGGTTGCAATTACTTTTTTTTGTTTCATCGAATACTCCATCCATATATTTCAAATTAAATTATTTGCTTTAGAATAAATATGTATTAAAAATAAAAAAGGAGTGAGAAAAATCTCACTCCTTTATTTTCATCAACCCAATACGGTTTAGATGTCACCGAGAGAATCTATTTGGATAAGACCATAGAACTCAGGACGAACAATCTTCTTCGCATAACGAGTCATCACGCCTTTTCTTGGTGTGAAGTTTGTTGGGTCGTATACTAACGGTGTCATTACGAGTGGAATGTATGGAGCATACACAGCACCAGTTTCGAGGAATTGTGTTCCACGGAAACCTACAAGAACTTGATTTTCAAGCATGTAAGGATTCTTGTAAACTGTGATACGGCCATTCAATTGACCAACTTTTTGAACACCCATTGCGAATTTCATACCTTCACCATCAACTGCATAGCCAGGCATTGATTCAAGTATTGTAGCAACTTGTGGAGAACATACGAGGAAGTTTGCACCACCACGAAGTGTTTTCTGATGAATTGTGTTTGATACTTTTTGAATCTTTGTGCCAAGTGTTTGGAACCATGTTTGTTGGTTAAACGCAGAAGCAGCAGCTTGGTTTGTAGCATAGTCACCGAATGTGCTTGTAGCAGCATCATATGTGCGACCGATGCGAGCAGACCATCTTTCTGTTGTTTGTGCATTCTTAATCAACATATCAAGAATTTCCAAATCAATTTCTTGTGAAATGTATTCGGACAACATTGATGTCAATTCAGCTTCAGCATCGATTGAGTGATATGCATTCAAATCTTGTGCAAATTCAGGTGTCCATACTGCCTTCAACTTACGTGTTTTAGCAACGATTGATTCTGAACGCAATTCAAGATTGATTTCAGGAATGTCAAGACTTCCACCAGCCAAACCATCTTCAAAGTCACCACGGCTTGTAGCAGTTGGTTGTTTTTCATAAGAAACAACTGCATTAACAGGAACTGCAGAAGCAGATACTACAAATGTAATTTGTGTATTTGTTGTATTTGAAGTTGTATATTGTGGGAAATAACCCAAAATATTTGAACCAGAAATCTTGAAAGCACGAATTGCCTCTGAGTCATGATCGGTCATTGATGCAGAAGAAACTGTGATTGTAAAGATTTTACCGGCTGCAAGTGATGCGGAATAAGCATTTTGAAACTCTGTGTCATACTGATATACAGATGGTGTTGAGTGTGATACTGAACCTGTAGCTGCATTTCCGTTATTAACAGTTGATACTGTTATAGTTTGAGCAGCTGTTGTTGCCTCATTGATTGAATAACCAAAACGACCTGCACCATAAAGACCTCCTGAAGGATCAGCGTCTTTTGCGTCTTTACCGGTTATACCAAATACTGAGTCAGCTTGTGAATCTTTACCAGAATTTGCTGTAAAGCCAGGTTGTGCCGTTCCATATTTGAAATCCAAGAAGAACACAAGGCCAGAAGGCAAGTTCATTGGTTGAACAGAAACAAAATCTTTCGCAGCAATTTCAGAGAAAATACGGCGAACCAATGGAAGTGCAACGCCAGCCCATTCTTCTGAACCAGCTGCTGTACCTGTTCTGTTTGATTCTTCGATAAGTTGTTTTGCTTGATTTTCGAGAAGAACTGCGATAGAGTTCTTTTCATATTCGTTTTTCAAATTATCAAGAAGACCAGTTTTTGCCCATTTATTGACAATCTGCTTGTTTTCTTTGATAAGTTGCTTATGGGGATTACCCGAAGTATTTAATAAATTTTGTATACTCATTGTTTTTTCCTTAAAAAATTATTTCAAACCTGCTAATTTACGTAAACGATTTGCCATATCATCACCTTCATTTAAGATTGGTTTTGATGGACGTGTGCTTGCGGTTGGTTTAGACGCAAAAGATTCTTTAATTTGTTTAATCTTTGTTGTTCTTAACGATTCGCAAAGTGTAGCATAAACTAATTTGACTTCACGAAGACTTGATGCACGATCAAAGTTTTCGATAACAGTCATTTTTTGTTTTTCATTCAGTGAATGCTTACGGAATAATTTGTTTGAGAAGAGCAATTTAGAGTTCAAAAGATTGACTTCATTGATTTTTGAACGTAAGAAAGAAATTACAGCATATGCCTCACGAAGTTTAGCTTCTGCCATTTCTTTTTCCTTTTCTTCTTCCGCTTCTTCAACTTTTTCTTCTTCTTCTTCCTCACGAAGAGCACGCAAAACTTCTTTTATGTCTACTTCTTCTTCGTCTTCGCCTTCTTCAACTTTTTCTTCCTTTTCACCTTCTTCTTCTTCACGAAGAGCACGGAGGATTTCTTTGATTTCAGCTACTTCTTCAGAGTCTTCATCTTCTTCTTCAACAAGTTGAACAAGTTTTTCACTCTTATCTTCTGTACTGTCATCAGATGCTACCGCCGATGGTTTCTTGTTATCACCACCACCAATTTCAGATGAATCAATGTCTTCCTCTAATTGACGAATAATCTCCATCAATTCTTCATCCATTGGTTCTTCTTCATCCTCACCTTCTTCAACAGGAGCTTCTTCTTCACCTTCTGCTTCTTCAACAGGAGCTTCTTCTTCACCTTCTGCTTCTTCGACTTTTTCTTCTTCTTCGCCTTCGCCTTCTTCCATAGCAGGTTCTTCATCATCACCTTCGCTATAGAATCCGTATTCTTCTACGGGTGCTTCTTCTTCACCCTCGCCTTCCTCAACTGGCTCCTCGGCTTCTGCCTCCTCTGCCAACTTTTGGGAAAGCATAGACTGCAAACGCGGAGTGAATGCCTCTTCCAATGCGAGTTTAGCGTTTGCTAATGCAACTTCCTTAACGGCTTTTGCATCCGCAATGGCTTCTTTCAATAAATCATTCATAAAAATCTCCAACTATTTTAGTGTTATTTGAAACACTAATTGCAATAAAAAATAATATCGGACTCTATAACGGATAGAGTATTTCGTAAGTATAAGTATGTAAAAAATTATTTTTTTTCTATTTTCTGTGTAGAATTTTGGGTAGGACCATACTGAAAAATTGATTTTGCGTCATTTTCAGTATAAATGTATCTTTTATCTCTGTCTACTGTGTCAATTTTTTTTTCATCGGCCATAGTTCTGCTCCACTAATATCTTGTAGATATTTCTTGTATCATTAAAACCCTGTATTGTATATCTACAATTTCTTGGCAATGTTACTTCTGTTTCGTGACAATAATCATTTGAATGACACGGTAGAGTCAATATAGAAGTTCCAGCAGGAATAAAAAATTCAAAAAGTGGTAATCTTTTTTTTCCGGTTCCTTCGGATATAAGAGGGTTTAATGATGTAGTTACGAAAGATTTATCAATCCATTGACCTTCATCTACAAACATTTGTAATACTTTATTATTTTCTACTGAACGATATGTTACTATGTTATATTGTAAAGTTTGTGGTTCTTCTAAAAATGCATAATCCATTTCATATATTGTAAATGCATTCATTGCACTATTATATTTTTTTTCTCTTTCATCGCCTTCTTTGGGTTTACCCAATTTTATTTGAGTTTCAATTTCTTTTTTACTCACCGATGGTTTGGAAAAACGTATTATATTGTTTATTTTATTAGAATTTATGTAGTAATACTGCAAAGCCATTATTGTCTGTGTGTCCAATTTCCCCTTACTTATTAAACTGTGTTTTGATACTGCTATTGATTCTATTTTTTTATACAATTTTGAAAATTTTATTTTATCATCACCAATGGATAAATCATACATATCTAGTATATCTTCATAATCATAATTCAATAAGTGTTCGCGAGTTTTTGGGTATAGATTATCAGTTTTTATATCTAATTTTTCGGTATCAACTTTATTTAAAAAACCAACCGTTTTCAATCCAGTTTTTTCTTCGTTTGGTTCTTTTGGTTTTTCTTCAGGTTTTTTTTCCGCATCATCATCTTTTGGTTTTTTTTCATCAGTTTTTTCTGATGAATCAGTTGAAGGTTCTTCTTCTGGTGTTTCCTCCGAGGGTTCAGCATCAGGTTCAACGGAAGTTTCTGCGGGTGTCTCTGTTGGAGTTTCAGCTGCGGGTTCAACAGGAGTTTCTGCTGGTGTTTCAGCTGCGGGTTCTTCTTCCTCTTTTTTTTGTGTCTTTTCTTTGGGTGTGGATTTTTGATGTTTTGCCGGATCAAAACTTTTTTTGCTTATGTAATAAGATTTTCCACTTTCTTTATTAACAACAAGCATTTTATCTGGATCTTGACTTGCAGGTTTTTCATCTTCTTCTGATAAAGAAAAAGACCTTTCCAGGTTTTCAACAACTTTCCGCACTTCTTTACGGATTAGTTTTTCAATACTAGCAAAGGTCATTTTATCTCCATTAAATATTTTCTGAATCAAGTTTACGTTGTCTCCTTACAGCCGCATTTCTTTTTTCAGATTTTCTTTTTGATGGTTTGATATATTCCATACGATTTTTATATTCTTCAAGAATACCAGCTTCTTTAACTTTACGTTTAAAAACCTTAATCATTGTATCTACATTCATTCCACCTGCCTTTACTTTTACATGAGCAGGTTTTGAACTAGTATAAACTCTGTCTGACATAACATATTCCTTATTTATTTTTTATTTCGTAAAACGTTCCGAGTTGTTTACCTATATTTTCGTAGATAGACTCCAAGGTTCTTTGTAACTTAACTATTTTTTCTGATATTTTTTGAAATTCATTTACTGATTCTTTCAATCGTTTTGAGTTTCTTCTATGTGATACACCTTCAAACCAATCTCCAGATTCTTCTACCATATTTTTACTTGCAAATTCAACAAGTCTTTTTATCTCTGAAACTATTTCTGGAAGTGCCTTTGAACGATGAACAACTGAACGGTATTCGTTGTATCTTGAAATTGCCTCAATATACTGTTGTTTTTGTTCTGACGTAAGAACTTTTGTGCTGAATTTTTCATTCATTACTTCTTGAACGGCATCTGCAACTAATTTTTGTATATCCTCTTTTTTCATTGTTGTTTTTGTTTCACCAACTTTTTTAGGAAGACCAGCATGTTTTGTGCTTGCAAACTTTTCTAATTCTTTTTCAGACATAGATGATGCCAAATCTTTTACAGACTTACTTACATCGGATGAAGGAACTTTTCCTCTTTTATATGCAAGAGCCAATCCCATGATTTTTTGTTGTTGTTGCGAAAGTGCCGGCATGGTTATCTACCCTCAAATATACATTCACAAACATTACCAATTTCACATATTATATTTGTTATGTTACTATGAATACGATTTAATTTAGGATCAATTTTTGCAATAGTTGATGTTGATATTCCTTCGGTTATTAACCCTTCATGTAAACCTTCACCCATTCCTTGCGGATACATGAAAGCACCATGAGTTGATGGATTAGATACAAAATCCCAACCGATTAATTCAAAGTCATCCTGTACTTCTACTGTACTTTCATTTACTTCTTCTACTGAACCTAAACCTCTTGATGATATTCCAAGACGAATACCTGCACCAAGAAGTTGTTTTAGAATGTTTCCAGATGGAGTTGGTAGTATCTCAACTGTTCCAACAACATCATTACCTTTCCAATCTACACCAAGAACATTATGAGAAACATTACGAAGATTGATTACGGATGAATCCGGATGGTCAAGTTCTCCAAGAGCACGGTTTTCTTTTATTTGATTCTCAGCATACTTTTTAACTTCACGCATCAAAATTTTTTTTGGATATACTCTACCGTTTTGATTTTTTGCCTCAGCTCTCTGTAAAACACCCGAAACTATAACTTTACCATTATTTTTTCTTTCGGATTCTGCAATCAATTTTGGACTTGCAGAAAAAAGTATAGTATCTACGAGTAGTTGTTTCATTTTATGCACCTAATTCGTGAATCTTTTTTGTAATTCTATTTATTCGTTCTGATATTTTACGTAATCTACTCATTGATTCACCCCAAAGAGTTCTTTGATCAACATTCATTTCTGTTTTTAGTCTTAATGCATGTTCAACAACTCTCTCAACTTCGTAAATTGTTCTGTTTATGTTCTTAATAGAATCATTTATTTTTCTATTTGAACTTCTGGTTTCGTCAGTTCTAAACTCTTTATATGTTCCTTCTGTAATGACACCCATTGCCTGTTTGTAAACAGATTCATAGTTCTTCTTTTTTGTTTTTGGAACAATTTTATATCCATAAACTTCAGCGGTTTCTTTATTGTGTTCTTCAAAATCTTCTTCACTTTTAGCAAAAGCGTTAGGAGTTTGATATCCAGGAACAGAAGCAGTCGTGCTCATTTCATCCAAAGATAATTCTTCGGTAAACTCACGATATTCTTCGGACTCTTTAAGTTTTTTTATGAAAGATTCAACATTCATATATTACCTTATCTTACAAGTTGATTTTTTATTAAAGCATAGACTATTCCAGAATCTACTTTAACAAATGAAAGAGATAAATCAATAATTCTTTGTGATCCAGCAAATGTAGATAATGGTATTTCACCACCGCCAGATAAAGATGCAGTGCCAATTGCTCCCGTAGCAACAATCAAACCACCTTGACCATAATTTGAACCTGTAAAATTTGTGGTGCCTGTTGTGCATGTTATTGATTTTAAAAATTTTCCAGGATGACCTTTTCTATCAAACTCACTTGCTTGAGATGTAGGAAAATTATAGGGATGTACTTCGTTGACTGACATTATTTACTCCATGATAAATCGTCTATTAAACTGTAATAACGAAGGAGCGCGGATATGTGATTCTCCTCTACCTTTTTTATATTCTCGTATTCATCCAAAAGACCGGCAACTTCTTGTAATTTTATCTTCAAAGATTTATCTTTTACTCTATGCATATTTTTTGTAAATAATCTCTTAATAGTTACCGCTTCTGTTTGAACTAGTGACTTTAAGTTATTTGTATTACTTACATTTTCAATATATTCTCGCAATAAAACCTTTTGTGATTCCGAAAGATTACTATATTTTGCATTAAATTTTTCTACTAAATACTTATACGCCATCAATCTAACTTCTTTTGGTTCTTGTGCAATAGCAACATCTTCAGTCATTACAGACGTATTTAGTTTTGATGTTATATTTTCAAGTATAGTTATACGAGATTTTGTAATCTCAACTGGATTATCTAATTCATTGTACTCAAAAACTTTGTATAATGAAGCAAGAAGTTTGTAATTTTGAACTTTTGTTTGAAAAAATACATCAATGTCAAAGTTTTCTTTAATTGATTTTATCAATTCATATTTTTCATTCTGTAATTTTTGTCTATTTAATCCGCGTCTTGCCTTTAATACTGCCTCTATTAACATATTTGCCTTTGTTTCTGACTTTAATTTTTCGTCACAAAGGGTTTTATAGAGTTTATATTCCTTAATAAGTTCTGTATTCTTATTAAAGTATTTTTTAAGAATCTGAATTGCAACAGATTCATTGGAAGAAATAATATCTGATGTTATTTGACGAGTCAATAACTCAAACAACATTGCAGTATTTTTAAATTTGGAATGTTTTATTTTCTTCATTGTTCCTTATACCTGTTTATGTGCACTTTCATAGAATAAATATAGACAATTTTACAATTCATCCAATAAATTGTTCTCATTTAGTAAATTTGATTCATTTTCTTCTTTAATAGATGGTTTTAAACTCTCTGATATTATTTTTTTTGTCTTAACTTTTATACCAGACATACTATCTATCAACTTACCTATATCACGATTTTCAAGAGATAACGGAGAATTTCCTTTGTAGTTAGCTTTTGGCGAATTATTAACTTTAAGTGTATTACCAACATCTTTTTTGCCAAGTGGATCTCTTCCAAATGGACTACTATCTGTTGAATAACTTAAATTCTTAGCAGGTCTACCCGCACCTGGCCAACCACCTTCTGGAACTTCATTGTCATTTATCATTTTGTACCCACTTCCACGAATTTGCATACTTGCAATATCATGTGGAGTTCCAAATGATTCCTTTGTTACAGCAGGATCATTGCCTTCGTTCTCAATTTGTTTTTGACGGAATGCATGTTTAATATCTTCAAGAACTTCATTCTTTTCAAATTCTGCTTGATCCTCTGACATATTGAACAGATTTGAATAGATATATTTCATTGAGAGTAATTTTTTCTCTATTAGTGTTCCCGCCAAATCTACCTTTTCTTTCATCAAAGCAACTTTTTCTTGTTCATATATGATTGAAGGACCTGTTAAACCTAATTCAAAGTTTACTAAATCTGCATTTTCATATCCTTGTGAATAGAGATGAACAATAGCAATTTTTGTTAATTCGGAAACAACAATCCTTTGGACTCTCTCTATTGTTCTGGCAAAACGAATATCAAGAGCCGCAAGTGTTGCCTTACCTTCAATACTTTCGTCATAGCCCAAATATGGTTTAGGAACTTTAAGAGCCGCAAATATTTTACTTTTTAGATATTCAATATCTTGAATTGAGTCATACTGTAACCCAGCAAGAGTTTCAATAGATGTTCCAGATTGACCACCACGAACAGGAAGATAAAAGTCTTCTAATAAGTTTTGCATATTAAAACGAAGATTGTAGTCACCAGTCTGTTCATTGATAACCGGCGTCTTTTTCATTCTATTCATAAGATTATTCATGTATTGATCAACTTCAGCGGGAGGTATGTTTCCAATATCAACTTTGAATATACGTTTTTCCGGTGCACGCATAATACGATGTATCAACATCGCATCTTCCATAAGAAGAAGTTGTTTAAAAAGTTTTCTTGCTCCCTCTAACATTGATTTGCCGTAGGGTAAAAAATTTGTATCACCGAGTAAACGAAAATGTGCTATTTCATAATTTTGAAATTCACCTTTGCCAAGAGGACCTTCATAAATAAATTTGGTCATGTAAATATGTTCTGGATCAGTTCCTTCTTCTCTTTGCATTTCGTATGGTGAAAAGGGAACAACATTTGTTACACCCAATTCATCTTTTACATCCAGATACAAATAAAAGTCA